CCACTAGTTCCTGCGCTTCCTGTGCTTCCAGAACTTCCACTAGAACCACTTGAGCCACTAGTTCCAGAAGTTCCTGCGCTTCCTGAAGTTCCGCTTATTCCGCTAGATCCACTGGTGCCACTAGTTCCTGCGCTTCCTGTGCTTCCAGAACTTCCACTAGAACCACTTGAGCCACTAGTTCCAGAAGTTCCGCTTTTTCCAGAAGATCCGCTGGTTCCAGAAGATCCGTTCTTTCCAGAAGATCCACTGCTTCCAGAAGATCCACTGCTTCCAGAAGATCCACTTGTTCCAGAAGAACCGCTACTCCCAGAACTGCCTGAGCTTCCAGAAGAAGCAAATGATCCTGTAAAATCAAATCTTATAGATTTCGGAATAGAATATGGATCTGTAGTAATTTGTATTCCTGTTCCAGCTACAAATTCTATAGTATCTAATCCTTGTGCAACTAAGTTTTGCTGTCCTGAAACTTCCCACGTTTTAAACGTGGAATTCATTGATATTTTAACTGCTCCAGAAGTTAAATCTGTAACTTCAAAACCAGCATCAGTATCAAATCTTAATTTATTTACTCCTGTTATTACATTTGAAACTGTAGATCCACTTATTTCGCTAACTGTAATTACTAATTCGGCATCTGGCGCAGATGGAGAAATTACTGCGCCACGATAATTTAAATAATTTCCTTCAGTTGATGAAAGAGCTATTAAAACAGGTTTAGAAACTTCACCAACAATATCTGTTTCATCGGGTGTATATTCTCCTGATATATAAGGAGATAAAAAATAAGTCTCACCAGCAGTTAAACCAGTTAAATTATCTATTTTTCCATTATAAACTATACAAAATTCATTGCCATCAACTGTTTGCACCATTCCCATAACTTCTGCATTTTCAGCAGAGTCTGCTATAGCTTTATACCAAGTAGTACCATCAAAACGAAGCAAATTTCCAGTTGTAAAACCATGAGAAGCTTGAGTAAAACATTCTATTAATGATGTTCCGTTTCCAATACCACTGCTTGGATCATGGACAATTAAAGTTTGCTCATCAATAGTATCTTTAGAAAATGATATTAGATTAGAAAAATCTGTATAATCATTATCAGATAATACCCCTCTTACTCTTACCTGATAATTTTCAGAAACAAAGAATGGAATATAGAAAGATGGCTCATATGGAGAAACAACTATCGATCCGCTTGGGTAATTCAAATCAACTCTTTCCGCAACTAAAGCTCCCGTATAATTATTAAGATAATTGATTCCACTTGTAGATGTAACTAATTGACCACTATACAATCCCGAACTATACGAACCTTCGTTAGGATAATAAATGAAAGAATTAGTATTTTCGTCATAATAATAAACTAGATAAAGATCTTTAGAGTTTAAAGATCCAGAATCAAAAGATATACTATAAATATTATCTATAGTAGACGAAGCAAAAACTCCTTCAGGAAATGCTCCTCTTGAATCTAAAATTATTGTGTGAGGTTTCCACTGAATACCGCTTGCTCCCGACGGAGAAAATATAGACTCATAAGACGTTCCAGAATAAAAAGCATTTATTCCTTGCTGAGAAAAAGATAATTGGTTATCTCCAGTACCTTGAACTATAGCATCTATGCTATCTATCTTTGGAGAATTATAATAAAATACATCTGATGCACTTGAATCTCCACTCTTAAGCAATTGTATTTCATAATTCAATGGCACATTAGATGAATTTCGCGCCCATTTAATAAACAATCTTCTATCAAAAGTATAAGAAATTGGATCGTAGTTTATCGATAAAGCGCCGCTTATATTCTGAGGCTTTATATCAAAACTATTTTGATTTAATATATCTAATTTAATTAAACCAATATTATAAGCAGTACCAGTATTATAAAAGTCTTGAGAAACTAAACGATAAAATTTCTTTTCAGAATAATCTGGTGAATAAGAAATAGAAGAAGCAGGGAATCCCGCACTTTGATCTTCTATATATTCAAAAGAATAAGAAGGACTTTTTTGCAAAAATACTTGTGTTGAATACTGTTTGTTAGTTAATTCGTAATTAACAAAAATACTATCACTTGTAGAAGCTTCTACATTTTCAAAAGTTGAAAATTTAAAATTAAATACAAAAACACCACTAGAAGAAAGACCATCTACTGTAAAAGAAGTTATTTGTATTTTACAATCTCTTAGAAAATTGACATCTTTATATATAGATTGAGAAAAAGAAGGCAAAACTCCCACATCAAAAGAATAAAACTTATCTTTAAGAGAAGAATTTAAAACAGAAACAATTTCATTATTCTTGTCTAATATTGAAACCGTAAAATAATTAAAAATTCCATCATTAAGATTGGCCGATTGATTTGTTACTGGGTCAAGAATATCCCATTGTAAATTTATTATTTGACTATCTACATATGCAAAAAGCATGTCAACATCAGTAGAAAAACCATAATCCTGTTGATCTGTTACTATTGATGAGTTCAAATTTGAACTCAAACTAGTAACTTTATATGGCCCACTGCTATAAACTGTAGATTCTTTGAACATTTTATATTAAGAAATTATCGCTATTACCTATTATATACACTCTTAAAAACTCAAAAGATAAATCCATTTCTGTTTGCGGTAAAGCTATTGTTGTTGAATTGGCATCTCCCTTTCTCCATACATAAGCTATTTTTTTAGAATTTAGCACATATTCCACAACAAGTCCATGTGCAGACTCTGACAATACTTTAGCATATGTATAAATTTGATTATTAAATATTTCTACTACATTTGTTAAACCAGAATAAGAATCATCTGAATAATCAAAAGAAGGTATTAGATAATCATATTTTTCATTTATATCAAAATTTCTAGAAGTATCGCTTACATAACCACGGGCTATAGGATCTATATCCGCTAAAATATTTTTAGGTATTATTTCTGTTGTGTTTGTCTGATCGCTAGAAAATAAGATTGAAGGAGCTAAATTTTTATTATTTTCAATAAAATTAAACTTTGTAATCTCGTATTCTGCCGCCCCAATCTCAAACTCTGTTTGCGTTTTTTCTTTTATAGAAACAATACGATAATTTTTTGAATACGCTAGTGAACTACCTGATTTAGAATCATATATCCACAATGTAGAAGCACCAATTGTTTGCATTAAAGATGTCTCTTCTTCGGTTAATCCTGATGTATTCAATACAATTTTAGTTCTAAAGTTACCATCTAAACCTGTAGATGCTACAGTAAATTTATAAATATAAGTAGAAGATAACTCATCTATTCTAGCGTCTGATATTCCAGAGTTTGATAATTCTGATTCTTTATTTAAAGTAGATGGAGATATTGATGAGTTAGGAATTATGAATGCTATAGTATCTCCAACTCCTATAAAATCATATTTATCGTCTAATACAATATCTGATCCAGAAACAGAAACTACTCTTCCGCCTTTTCTTCCGCTGACCTTCATTTCGTCAGCCACGGATATCACATTTCCCGGTAATAATAATAAAGCTTCTGGACCAGCAGTAAAGCTTACCAACTCTTGTTCTACTTGATTTGTCACTAAAAACCATTGACCTATTCTTTTTGCTTGCGATTTAGATGTAACGCCAAAGCCAATAATTTCTTTTTCTACATAACCATATTTTCTTATGTTAATCTGATCTTCGACGTAAACAGTTTGATCTTTAAAATTATTTTTTTCATCTGAATATGTTATTTTTGCAACTGTATATCTCGTATCTTTAGATGAACTAGAATACTGAAAGATACCATCTTTTACATTAGAATTATTAAAGAAGTACGCTGGAGATTTTGGCCTATCACTATCAAAATTAACAAAATTATTTGACCAATAAACGAGACCCTTAAACACCGAAGCTACGTTATTTAATAGATTAATAACATCTGTTTCACTATTTAATGAAATATTCGCTCTAAATCTTGGTTCTACGAGCGGTAAAAATCCCTGAAATTCAGCAGTTGCTTTTCCTTTATTTTCTGAAACAGTTGTGTAATTAGCTAAATCTTCATCTGAAAAACATGCTTGAGATTTTATATAAGAAATAAAACCCGTTAATGCCGAATTGTTTTGACTTCCAACTGTATTGCTAGATGAAACATTAGCTGGAGAAGAAACAGCGGTAATTAAAGCATTCAAAGATTTTGCATATCTATTTTCTAACTTTGTGTTAGTTTTTAAAAATTCTTTAACAGAAGGAAATAAACTACAAGCTCTATGAATTCCGAACTCATTTATTAATTGAATAGTGGCGCTTGTATTATTTATTTTCGTAACTGAAACAATTATCTTTTTAAAACTTTTAGAAACATTTTTTGTCAAACCGTCTTCATCTTTTTCTATAAAACCTAAATTAACTAAATCTATTTTAGATCCAACAGGAAAATATACTTTGAAGTCTATAGCTGAATCTGAACTTACGGTTATGCTGTTTTTACTTATAGAATCTATTTTTACTGGTTTATATCTAGATACGTTATCAGTTGGAACAAGTTCGTCGCAATATTTTGCGATTTTATACATGCTCCATTTATCAGCTAAACTTTCTTGGAATGAAAATTTTCCTAACCCATATCTGTAATTTGTTATTAAATCATACAGTATCCAAGCTGGATTATCTGTCCATCTTAAAACAGAATCAAATTCACCATTCCAAAATCCATCATAAGTCTTAGATTCTGCATCATAATTTTCAGGAACCTTAATTTTTAATAACTTAAAATCGAATTGCCTATTTGGCGGCTGAGTAAAACCCCTTCCATCAAAAACACTTAAAAAGTAACAACTATTTGGATATCTAAATTTTAAAGACGTAATCTCAGTAACAGAAGAAACTCCGATTATTCGACCAACTTTGTTTTCAGTAGCGCCGACTTTTTTATCTAAATTAAATACTTTTATATATGGACCAAGAGTAAAATCAAAGTCAGAAACGTCAAAAAATAAATCAAATTGATATGGCGAACTAGCTATTCCAGTTACTCTATGAACTATATAACAAGCATAATCATCTCTTAACTTGTATCCAATTTTAATTCCAAAATTTGTTGTGTTGGGTTTAGTATTTCCTTTTTTATCAAAAGTGTACAAAGCTTGAATTTTTAAACTAAGAATTAAAAAGTCAGTATTAATATCTTTTATTTCATGATAAGCTCCAAAGCATGTTTGAAAATTAAAATCGCTAAAAGCTGAAACATCAAATGTTTCACTAGGTTGCGACTGCGTTCTTTGTATACTTGTATTGCTATAAAAATTTTGCTGATATCTTGCAACCCCAGCATAAGGAGAATTTAAAAAATTTTGCTCTTCTTTACTTATTGTAGTTGATTGAGTCGTGTTTGAGACGTTTGGAACGTAACCCTTCACTACTCTTAATTTAGAAGTATGCGTTTGTGTCGATGTAAAAGTTATAGCATTTGCGTTTTCATTGAGACCATATAGAGTTTTATCTATTGAATAAGAAACCCCAGGATTAGAAAATAAAAAACTATCTGCTATAGAACTACCTTCTGAAGAAAGGTAAGACTGAAATTCTGTTCCCGCTCTTGAGAAAATTTCCAATCTATTATAGTTGTAAGTATTAGTTAAATGATTTTTTATTGCGTAATCATTTAAATAAATGCCTTTAAATATTTCACTATTATTTTGACCCTCATCAAAAAGAACAAGCTCATTACCATCTGGATCAACTAATCCAGCCAATGGTCCTTCACCTATCAAATCTTGAACATAATACTTTGTTGTGGATTCAAGGATTCCATTGTTTGAATTGGAGGCGAAAGGTGCAAACGAACCCTTCTTATTTAAGAAGTCGAGCATCTTTGTTCCAAACTGATCTAAACTAGAATTTTCTGTCATATTTTTGATGAGTAATTTCCTACGCCGATTTCTGTTTGAAAGGTGTTTTCTACGGTCGCTTTATAAGACGAATCAAAATTAAAAAGCACAGCATTTATAACATTTGTGCCTACCTTTAATCTTCCATATCCTAATTGAACTGGAGTATTTCTTGCGGCCACGTTATCTTTTCCAGAAAATATAAAAGAAGAAGTCTTAATTTGTTTTGGATCTCCCGGCTTTAAAAGCATTGAAATTAAATAACTTATTCCTATACTAATAGCTAAAAATAAAATAAACTTTCCTACTCCAGCCCAAGTTAATTTACCAGCAGCAACAACAATTGCTCCAATTAAACTTCCAATAAAATTAAATCCAGAACAAATAAAAATTTCTATTTCAGAAGCTAGTTTTATAAAATTATCTAGTTCTGTTTCATTTTCATGGTAAAGAACTCCATCAATAACCAAAGCCAAACCGTATTCTTTTTTTACAAGTTTATTCATTTTAACCGAATAATCCCTTGTATTTGCTGCCATGCATTTAAAAATATCTTTTAAGGCATTCGCTTTAACAAAAAACGAATCACAAAACATTTTCTTTAATAGTCCATGTAATATAATTTTTTTCATTTTATTGAAGCTGTTATAAGACCAACTGATGTTGTCCCAGTATTAAGAATTTGAGGAGATTGATTATTTAATATATAACTTAAATCAAAATTAAATCCCACACTGCTAAGAACATGGGTTCCTATTCTCAACCTACCATATGAAACAGGTATTGGAGTATTTCTATTTGCCGCATTCTCTTTCGAAGAAAATATATAAGAAGATGTTTGAACTTGCTTTGGATTTTTCGGACTCAATAATTTATTAATTAAAAAACTTATACCAAAAGAAATAACAGACATTATTATTGTATTAACAAGAAAGACACCTATTTTTCCAGCCACAGTTGTTGCTGTTATACTTGTAAAAAGAATTGTAGAAGAAGCAAAAGCCGCCAAAGAAAGAACTGGAACCAATTCTATGACTTTAGCATTTCTAATTTTTTGATTTAAAACGGCACCATTATCTACAATAAAACCATCAACCACAATCAAAAGACCATCAAATTTTTCTCTTAGTTTGTTAATTTGTTTTCCAAAGTTATCGAAGTTTGCCGATATGCAAGATATCAATTCATCAAAAGAATCAACTTTTGCTTCGAAAGATGCACAAGCTATCTTCTGTAATAGGCCATGTAAAATAACTTGTTTCATGTTTAATATTTACACTTAAAAATCGATCCCAATTTAAACTATATATTATAATAGGAATATCGTAATTTTTAATAAAAAAGATATCCTCTTTAGATGGATTCAATAAATGTAGGTGGCTATGGAAAGAAAATAAAAACTGTTTTCTTATTAGTTTAAGAAAGAAATCGTTAGGAGGAAAAAATCTATGACAACTCGGATTATCACTTGTATATTTATAAATGTTATAATCTTTATCTACTAATCCTCCAGATTCAAATGGATAATTAGATAATAAAAAAGTTTTAATCTCTTCTAAAGCTTTGTTAAGTTTGATAATTGTAAGGTCTTGTTCCTGGAAATCCTCCAAAAGGTAATCCATCTTTATGCCCTTTCCATCTAAAAGCGCAGCCCTTTATATTCTTAGAGCAAGAATCTTTTATCCAAAACTCTTTATTTAATTTAGGATCTTTATTAATATTAGTAAGTATACAAACATATACAGATATTGAAATATTGTCTTCTGAAAATTGAAATTTGCTTCCAAAGAAATCGTAATTTACAGAATCCGCATAAACAACAAATTCACCAGAATTGTAAGTTTTAGTTGAATCCCAAAATGCTTTATAAGCTTGATTTGGTATCTGTAATCCATATCCTTG